CAGATTTGTTTCCTGCAAATGTAGAATCTTGACCAAAGTTTACAAACAAGTCATCAACACTTCCATTGCCAGTAAGATAAATAAATATCTCACCTGATGGATTAATCGCTATTGTATTAGTAACAGTTCCTATCTCATTAGAACCAGCAGATGGATTGCCTGTGGAGCCGTGTCCGCTTTGATGTCCTACAGGTGCGCCAAAATAAGTTCCATTCCTATGAAACCATACCTTGCCTGTTGCCCCATCAACTGCAATACCTAAGACATCTCCTGCCGCAAGTTTTGCAACACCTAAACCGCCTATACCAGAACTTGACCCATAATCATTTTCGGTGCCATTAAGAAACACACTACGATTATAGTAAGCTATAGTACCATTACCTCCAAGTTGGTTGCTGGCTTGCACATGGTTTTGTATAATCACTCCCGCACCCCAAAGGTTTCCGGCTTGATTAGGTTCGTAAACTTCGCAATAAATCTTTTTGTCTTTTGGAATAGCTATTGTACTAAAACCACCGCCAATAGTGCTAGTTGAAAAACCGCCACACGCAACTTTTAAATTACCTTCCGCATAAGCAGCACTTGCATGAACCTGAGTGTTGGCTCCACCAACCATTAAAGGGTTCATCGTTGCCCAATTTTTAGTCGGCGTGTCTGGCACAACATCGTTTGCGGCTAATCCAGAGGATGTCCAATGATTAGTCTGGCCAGATGTATCAGCACCTATAGTAGATGTTGATGCAGTACCAGTTCCAGTTTGTTTAAATTCTAATCTAAAACCATTAGTACCAAATGTTAATCCACTTGTGTCTTTAGGAATCCAGATGCCATCTTTAGTTTCGCCAAAGCTGGCGGCTGTTAGGGCTGTACCATCAATGAAATTTACTTCAGTTAGGTATCCGTCAATATGATAATCTGAACCATCATACGTTGAAATCTCATGCTGACCTGTTGTGTTAAAACCACTCGTTGCACTTTGATTTGGATAATTTGCAGTGGAAAAACCACCACCACCATTCGCAGTATCAGACTCATCAATGCCGTTGACGTAAATTTTAACCCGATTTGATTGTGTTCCATCGCCACTATTATATGCGACTACTATATTATACCAAGATGATACATCTCTAAATAATCTATTTGTTAAAAAATGATTAGTGTTTGCTGCTTCAAGCTCTACTTTTAGAGTATCGTTATTCATAAAAAGAATTTGTGACCTCTCACCCGAGCCAGGATATTCGTGGAACAACTCGTGATATGAACCCAAGTTACATCGTTTCACCCAGCAAGAAAACGTAAATGTTGTGAGATTTCCTTGTGATGATGGAGTGCGATACAAGTATGGATTACTAGCATCATCAAACCGCAATGACCGCTCGATATCGTGAGTATAGAAAGAACCTAACGCACCTCCAGGAGCACCAGAACCACCTAAACCGCCATGATTACCTTTTATTACACTCATTAGGTCAAGGCTCCAGACGCGGACACAGCTATCGTATTGTTGCCACTAGCCGCACTACAGTAGTAAGCAATATGATATGTTCCAGCCGTTGCCAATGCTGTTAGAGCAGTAGCGTTGATTGCAACAGAAGCATGGGCTGATACGGTGTGACCACCAGAGTTAATCAAAAACACATTGCCCGATTGTCCTGCGGCAGGGTTTGTAAAAGTCAAAGTAAAGTCGCCTGATGGTGTGCATTGAAAGTCGTTACCAACAGCAAGGTCAAAGCTACCATCGTTATCCGTTGTGACATGCCCCACAGCTCGACCGCTTACACCAATATCATCATTTATTGTAAAGATGGTTGTGCCTGTGGCTATCGAAGCTACTGTAGCATCAGCATCATTTTTAATTGTTACATCTGTCGATGAGCCTTGCCCTGTCAGGATTAAGCCTTCTGCGCTTGTGTAACCGATTGCCGCATTGTCACCAGCGGCAGTATCCGCGCTTGGCTCAAATGTAGTTGCCGCCATCATCAAGTTACAGGTTAGGCTTGTATCAGCGGCGTGAGTTAAAGTAACATCACTATCTGCACCAAACTTTAATACAGCACTATCTGATAACAACATAACATCGTCACCAAATACTGCATCTAACGCCACCGATAAACCACCATCAGTCTGCAAGGAACCATCAGTTGTGCTTGTGGCGTTTGTGGTATCATCTGTTTTCATAATACCTGTAACAGTTAAAGCACCACCTATAGCAGCATCATCTGTTACTGTAAGGTCATCTTGAACTTTTAGGTCAACTACGTTTAAAGATGCAAAAGCATCAACAACAGCCGCTCCTGAACCTGCGCCATCAAGATAAACAACTTTAACATCTCCAGGAGGGATAGTTACATTAGCTCCAGAACCCTGACTGATGATTATATTTTGTGAGCCTGACGTACCATTTTCAATAAAATGAACTCTACTCATAGTGTTAGGCGTAATTGTAATAGTACAAGCAGAATCTAGAGTTCCTGTGTACTTTATAAACATATTACGAACAGGATCAGTAGAACCGTCCGCTACTACGCTAGAATGAGTATCTGCATTTGTGGTTATACCCTCAGTTCCAAAACCAAAACCCTCTGCAATAAGCTCAAAGTTTGTATTGGTTGTAGTTCCCCAAGTACCAGAACCATCGCCAGTACCTAGCTCATTAAGTCTTAAATCATTTACGTAGGTGCTTGCCATTTTTCTGTCCTTATGCCGCTATATCTGTCCAGTTAGGTGTTTGAGAAACGGTTACTCCCGACCAGTTAGGTGTTTGTGACGGAACTATTTCTCTGTAAAGTATTTCTTCTCCTACTGAACCTGTTGCTGAAACTCCTGTAACCGAAAACCCTAAAGATAAGATAGGAGCTACTGTACCTGTATCTGCTGTTCCTGTTCCTGCAACTCCAGTTACGGCAAAAGTTGCTCCTGCTGTTACACTTTCACTACCAACCGCACTAGTTGCGGCAGAACCTGTAACAGCAAAGGCTGCTGTGCCTGATACACTAACAGTTCCTACTGCACCTGTTCCTGCCACCCCTGTTACAGAGATTTCTAAAACATTTTGTACAGTTGGAGATCCTAATGTGGTAGTTCCAACAACTCCTGTTACAGCAAGTGGAACACTTTGGTTCCACGCACCCTCACCCCAAGTACCTCTACCCCATCCTGTTAAAGACATAAGCTACCTCATCAGGCTATTCGTATAATAGCATTACTCGCATCTGCTGTAGGAAATTGAATCGTAAATGTCCCAGAAGTAGATGTTTTATTAGAACTAAAGTCCAATACAGCTACAGCTTTATCACTGTTGGTATCATTGTATATCAACGCACCCATTGCAGTAATAGTAGCTGTTGTAAAACTAATGTCAGCAAAATCTGTTAACGCTGTCGTGCCAGAAGTAGTTGGAGCTACTTTAGTAAGAGTGCCACCACCAGCCGTGTAAGACCCGCTGTTAGCAACTTCCCCTGTGGTAGTATAAGCTGTCGTTGCTGCACCAAGAGTAGCTGTAGTGCTAGACTTGCCACCACCACCCTCTGCATAAAGTGCCAACTTAAAAGCATTACCATTTGTTGCGAAATTGTGTGTCCCTAGCATCAACTCTTGTTTAAATGCTGTACACATTGCTTGTGCGATTGCCATTACAGTCTCCCAATAGCGTTTGCTAGTTCCATTTGTCCAGCCTCACGGACCTTGGAGCAAATACTAGCACGTTCTTCTTTTCTAGCCAACTCTATATAGTATTGCGCTAGATTCCTTACTTTATCTCTAAAAGCCTCAGCTTGTAAACGTATAGGTTCTGGAGCATCATCAGAGATATAAATAAGTTTACTAGCCAACATTTCTGCTATTTGATCATTAGATAAACCACCGTTTTCAGAGGTCACTATATTAACAGCCCCCACACTTCCTACATTTAAATCAAACATTATCATGTCTCCCAAAAATAATGGGGTTGTTTTCCACTGGCTCTGGCGGTTCTACCTCAGACTGTCTTGTTATAACCAGTCCCCCATCTTTTACAGTTTGTACTAAAGGATCATCTAAACGATGATATCCATATAGTTTTTCGTTATCTGGAACATTGGTATCTAATAAAGTAGATCTGTGGGCTACTTCAAGTTTAATACCCTTACTAGCAGCTATCGCACACCAAAACTCAACACATGCTCTACCTGATTCTGCCATACTCACATTTTTGTAAGTATAATCAATACCGTACAAACAAATCTGAGTGGCTTTTGCCCATATAGCATAAGCTACCGCATAAGCGACAGTATTATTAAAATAACAAAAACCAAGTTCTGTTGCGACTTCTTTTAAAGGGAATAGCTCTAACTGTTTTATACGTTTATCAAGTTGGCAAGTAATGATAGGTTTTTTGTTATTTTTTAAAAAATTTCTAGCTACACCTGTTTGTGTACCAGCATTTTCTGTATCTAAAAATCTAGAAACAGGATCCATCATAAACGTCTTATCAACGTGTATTATTGCTCCTATACAATTTATACCCCATACTTCATCAAATTCTTGTGACGCAACTCTGGCAGAAATGTAATCAGCATAACTACCACCGAGGCCTACTATGGCTATTTTCATGACCTTGCTCTAGTTGGTAACCCTACTCTATAAGCATCCGAGTTTTCACGGGCTTCTGCTAAATCTTTAATTCGACTTATTGCCTCTATAAATCTACCATTGTACAAATCTAATATATCTTTTTCGCCCTTCATATAGGTATATGCCTCAAATAAGCTGCCATATAATAAAGCATTTGGTGCATTTTCACTGACCCACGTTAAAGTGGTGTCTGCAGAAGTAGATACTACAACACCTGTAGCTCCGCTTGTTCCACCTGTCACTGTTTCTCCAACAGTGAAAGAACCAGTAGGTATACCCACAACAAAAACAGTGGTGGAAGTAACAGAGATTATAGAAGTAGTTTCACCACTCGTACCGCCTGTTATAGTTTCTCCTGCTGCAAACGTCCCAGAAACACTATTAACAGTTAAATTAAAAGTGCTGGATGCTAAACTAGTAGGACGATAATAATAATGAAGCTCTGTAGAAAAACTATCATTAGGTGTAGGAGCAATTATAAAATTGTTTATATCATACACAGCATAGTATTTAGGTATTCCTGTTGTACTAGAATTAGGGTGAGCTTCCTGTAAGAAGTTTACATCTTTTTGCAGTAAAAAGATTTTTGAGCTAGAACTCTCTATAGACATGCTAAAAGAAGCTAGATAATCAGTTGGTACAGCCATAAATTGATTACTAGCTGTCATTGATCCTGATACATTTTTACGAAAATACTCTAAATCCACAGTAGAAAAAATGCGTTGCTCTGCAGATTTTATGAATCTATCTAAATTAGAAACAAAACTAGATTCATTATTATCAGTGTAATCTTGTATTGATGATTTTAATTCTGTGTATGTATAGCTCATGGTGTGTTCGCCTGACCGCCCATAGCACTATGATTTGTACAATAGTAATACAACGTCGGTGCGCCAGAAGCTACTGTTATTTGAGTATATGCACCCGATGATCCAGGAGTGCCATTTGTTGATACTCCTGTGGTGTACTCTGATCCACCACTGTGTGTTCCATTAGACGTTGTAGAAAATCTAAGAGGGTGGCCTGAATTAGAAGAATCACTTTGATCAAATCTATAAGTTGATCCTTCAGTTAGGTTCACCGTAAGTTGTAATGAGCTATTAAGATAATACCTATTCCCCGCTCCTGGATTGGCAACAGTGACAGTGTAAGTTGCAGCAATCAAAAGACCTGTACCAGAGGCTGTAACAGTGCCTATAGACCCTGTGCTAGATACACCTGTAATAGTTGAGGTAACTGGGGTAACTACATCTCCACCCAAAGTTACCGTGCCTACTGAAACCTGTAAAACAGGGAGCTGTGGTTCTAAAGCATAAGTATCTGAGTTGGTCACAGGAAAAGAAACAGTAACACCAGATACTTCTTTAATATCTGGTCTAGGCTCATGCAAAACCTGTGGCTCAAAAGGAACTTTACTCGGTTCTAATTGTGGGTGTTTTGGTTCAAAACAATCAGGACATGTTTTTAAACCAGTCCATTCTTTACGTAATTTTAAGTAACGGTATCTTTGACCACACCGATCACATATAGCTAAAGACCTTTTACCAGAAGCATATCTCATGATATAAACGTATAGTAATCTCTACTCGGAGTTAGACTTAATGTAGCTCTATCACGGTCTTCGGAAGCTGCTCTTTCAAACTCTTCTTCATACACAGCTTTTAATATCTGTATCCTATCAGGAGCTTTTTTCAAAGCTATGTAGTAGGCTAACCCTGCCGCTAAACAAGGATAAAATCTAAAAGGTACATCTAGAGTGTTAATTGAATTATCAGCATCATCCATTCTTACTAATCTATCAAAAACAAGTGTATATGTATCAACACTATCAGGGGTAGGCCACAATTTTACTATCGGGTTGATTTGTCTATCAACATAAAATTGTGTTGGTCTGCCTGTACTGTTTTTATTAGTAATACTTAAATAAGCATCTCTACTTATTCTACTTAAAGATATATCTGATTGAGTTGTACCACTACCTGTTCTTATAACAGCACTCAATATATCAATTGTATCTGCACCAAGATTATAATTAGGTGTGCCAGCCGTTATACTTTGTGAAGTTTGCGTCATAGTCCAACGATTTAAACCTCTGTTAGCCCAATCAGCTAACATAAGGTTTAACGAGCGTGTGGCTGTTCTAAGGTCATATCCTGTACGAACCTCTAAGCCACAACGCTCAAAAGCCTCTTCAACATAATCAGCTACATCTAGCTCAAAATCATTTGAACCTGAAACAGCCATCTAGCTATAAGGACCTTTAATCATAGCACCACCACCTGACATCATTTTGCGCTTGCCACCCATAGCACCACCTTTAGACTTCATCATGCGCTTGCCACCCATAGCACCGCCTTTAGACTTCATCATGCGCTTTTTACCGCCCATAGCACCGCCTTTAGACTTCATCATGCGCTTGCCGCCTTTAGCATTACCCTTTTTCTTCATTGCCATTATCTTCTTCCTCTTCAGCATAAAGATTGTCGAATATCTGATTTACATCCATTGTATAGTCTAAATCAGACTTTGAATAGTGTATGTGTTGAGACGGTTTAAAATCTGGTGCGCCTTCACCAGTTTCAAACCATGCTGGGTGCGTGACACGGACACGATTGTTAGGCAAAGCCACAATATTACCAGTCCATCGACCAGCATCTAGCAGCTCTAACACATGGCTTTGTTTATGTTGGGCTGGGTCATCTGCTATTTCACTATCTGTATAGTCTACAGTAAAATAATATTTAGCAGGGAAAAACTCTCCATTTATTTTTGCCATCCAAGGGCATGGCGTAGCTCTGTTTAAAACATAAACAGAATGTGTATGAGACATACAATCCCAAGGCTGAGCTGAATGCACAGGCATAGGCTCTGCCCATTCATCAAAAGGCGTATCACCTACTAAAGCAGTTATAGGCATCCTTGCCCACATAGCTCCACCATGTACATTTGCCTCATCATTCATTTCTGCTTCACAACCTGTAAATATAACTTGAAAACTTAAACACCTATTTGGCATCGTTGTTACCGCTATAGCCATAGCATGTAAAAACTCTCCATGGTGGTTTTCATGATTGCATGTATATTCTCTTCTTACCCAACATTTGAAATACGGTATGTTACTTTGTAAAAAACTCATGTTTTCTTTTTATCTTCCTTCTTTTTTGGTTTCTTCCCTTTACCAAATATATGAGCATCTACCTTGGCAGCTTTGCCTCCTGTCAACACACTGTTAACTCGTGCCATAGCCCATTGATTTGGTGATGTTCCAGGACGGTGTCCTGTTCTATACGCAGCTAATCCTTTATTATATACTCTAGCTAACTGACCAGCCGAAACTTTTTTACCTTTTTTTCGGGCTGCTTCCGCTTTTTTTGCTAGAGACTTTTTTGTTGCTGCGCTTAGTGCCATCACTTTTTCCTTTCGTTGCGGAGACTTTCTTTCCCGTCTTTAAAGATTTTGACGACTTTGGTTTTACCCATAACTTTGGCTCTTTGTTCACCGACGGTGAGGATTTGGATTTTCCTAGCAAAAGGTTTTTTAATTTTTTTAACTCTTGCAACAGTCGCTCTTGCATCTGCTGGAGTCGCGAATTTAATCCCGACAGTATCTTTTGGATTTTCATCTGTGTATAACCTCCTACCAGAACCTTTAGGTTTTTTACCTGTGCCTTTTTTTGGATCTTTTTCTTTTGTCACGTTTTAGAACCAAACATTTTTTTAAATTTTTTAGTATGCACGGATTCTTTGGTTTTTCTTCTTTTACCGCGCTTATCAAAATCACTTGGGAAAACATAAGCAGAGGGATCCTTTGGTGATTTTTTCCTATTACGTTCTATCTCTTTTTTCTTTTTAGCCCTATCAGCAGAGCTAAGACCAGCTAAATACTTAGCTGGCACTTTTGGTTTTTTCTTCTTTTTCTTTCGGCTGGCAGGAGCTTTCTTTATTTGTTGCGCCATATTACTTCTGTTCATAGCCATTACAACAACCTCGGGATTGCAGCAGCCGCTATGATTAAAACGGCTATACCCCATAACCTCATATCTAATTTGTCAAGTTGTTTTTGTATTTGGGCATATCGCGCACTGCAATCTGCCTCGTGTTTTTCTAACAACTTTAATACATCATCTGCTTTCATTACCAAGCCTTACATGACCAATATCGCGCACTAAATTTATCTTTAGCACTAGCGCAGTTATGACGCGCTCTAAAAGATTTACGCCTTGCTGGTATATCCTTTTTAATACTCATGTTGGGGTCACCAAAACGAACTAACTTTATTTGGTCACCTTTTTTAGCTAACACTGCTGATTTTTTCTTAGCTCCAGGAGTGCGCTTTGGTTTATTAAATCCAGGAAAAGTCTCCCCTCGGTATGATATTTTACCCGAAGGGGTTCTTTTTACATCTTTTGTACTAGCCATGGAAGATATTCATCATATCAATAGTGCCTACAGTATACCTGATAGATAACCCACTTTTAAACAAGATACCCTCATCGGGGATAGTATTATCTAAAGTAGTATTATCTGTTCCGATAGTTCTTGCTTTAAACAAAACAGTACCACTTTCTGGTGTCCCATCTATAAACTCAATAATACCTGCAGATCCACCAGATACTATTGAATACCCCCTGAGTCTAACTCTTGCACCACCACCAACAGCCTGAGCAGCGGTAGCGAGGGAGCCGATTTTAATGTTTGCTGCAAATTGAGCAGAACTTGTAATGGAAGTTATTGTTTTAAAAAACTTCGTTCCATCAACCTGTTCGGCTGACCCTGTTGAAGTTATGATTTCTGTTAGCGCATTATCAAAAACATCTGTACCAACAATAGTGTTAGTTTTGGCGTTATCACCAGTGCCAGTTGTGGTGACACCGAGAAGCCTCGCACCTCCAGAAGCAAAAGCAGTGTTTGCTAATGTTGCCCCTGTATTGGGTCGGGCTGCTGTAACAATAAAATCATCATCTGCAGCGACTTCATCGCTGATTAATTGAACTTTTACGTCTGAACCTGCCATATCAATCTCCTTCAAGAAAGGAGAGGGGTTTCCCCCTCTCTGTTAATTATAGTCTCTCGAAAGAATCTCCAGGAGTACGAGTGACTGTGATATCTTTTAGGAAGATTTCATCCACTGCTGTGCCATTTTTAAGGATAGCCAGATATGGGACAAGAACATCGCCATCATCAAAGGTGAAAGCGGCTGTTGACGCTGGGGCAGCTAAAGTTCCTGCACCTGCTATTTGGTTTACAACCAACTCATAAGTTACCACACCAGCAGAAGAAAGATTAACTTTCAACCGTAAGTTCTGGGTATCAACTGGAACTGATGCGCCACAATCTGTAGATGTGGAAGTGCCTGAGTTATTTAAGTCAGTTTGGATTTCAATATTAGTGTCACCTTGTGCTCCAAAAGCAACAACATCAGTGTAAACTAAATCACCTGCTGTTGCCGCAGCTACAGCAGCATTGAACCCAGTTGCAAACTCCTCTGTTTTTCTGAAACCAACTACAATACAATCAAAGTCTGTGTAATCAGCAGCTTGGAAAGTTGCATCAATAGCACCTGAATGAGTACCCACTGTAAAAGTATGAGGACCTGTGCCTTGAGGATTACCACCACAAATCATTTGCAAACCTACATTGTCGGCTGTCTCGCCATCCATACAAAGGTTTAAACCAGCATGTGTGGTTGCCGTATCAGTTGCTGGCACGGTTCCATCAAGCATAGGAGCTGTGCCTCCAGCGGTAAATGCCCCTACTGCAACACAAGCTGCGGGATACATCTGGCCTTGAGGACCTATAAAAATCATGCCAAATTTATCGCCATCACCTAAAACACCAACAGCACTATTTGATAACATCGCTGTCATTGGAGGTGGACAAGTAATGTAGTTGTACTGAAAAATTGTGGTAGAAGCTGCTGCTGTAACTTGACCTGTTGAACTTACAGAATAGTTTTCTGTAATCGCACCAGTAGTGGCATTTTTAGTAATTTGTTTAAATCCGTTTTCGGAGCGGACTGCACCGTTAAAAGTAGTAGTAGCCATTTAAGTCTCCTGTCTTGGCTAATGTCAGCCACACAATGCGACTGTCAGGAAGTGTAAAAACTATATACAAAAAAAGAGCGGCTCGCAAGCCGCTCTTTTCATTGTGCTTTAAGTTAAGCTCCAGGAGAACCAAACACACAACGTGGGTCAGAAACTCCAAAGCTATAACGCTCACGAGCTTTGTAACGCACGTTACCTGTGTCAAAATCGCCTTCCATAGAAGTCCTAATAGCTGCTCGCTCAAAATGCTTGAAGCCGTTAGGTGCATCCGTTTTGATGAAAAATGCGTCTGTATCTGTGAGGAAGTTGTTAACAACATAACCCTCAGGCAACATACCCATATTTCTCATAGCGTTGACATCATTGTCTGCTGTCGCTGGGCGTAGGTTGGAAGCCATCAATCTTTCAGCTACAAATTGTAGTGAAGAAGGAATGATCAACTTGCGACCTTGCACAGCAATTTTCAACCCACGCTCATCAATGAAGGCTGCAATGTCAATTAGTGACTGCTCCAAAGATGTTTCGTTCAGGTCAGCAGCAGTGCTGAGTTCGTTGCGGAAAGTACCACCACCGTTAGTCGGGTGGTCAGTAGCACACAACTCTTTACCATCGCCGATAGCAAAGCCGCTATCGAACGCATTGTTGAGAACAGAAGCAGCTTTCACTTGCTTTGTGTTAGACATTGAACGAGCCAATGCACGAGTATAACGAGAACTCAAGCGGTCATAAAGATTATCCTCTACAGCCTCTTCAGTAATCGCAAAAGCAAGCGCGATTGTTTCGTGTGTGTAACGAGCAGTGAATGATTCGTTTGCAGTATCAAATGAAACTGCCTGACCCTCACCCTTTACAGGTGCGGCTCCAAATCCTGACAACATTACCTCTTCTTCAAAAGCCCGATCCGAAGATTCAGTTTCAAAGATTTCAGTATGTTGGTTCTCGTAGCGGTCATACTCCATGCCGAACAGGGCGTTTAGTCCTGGCTCTAGCTCTTTAAGGAGTTGGGATCTTGCAATAGCCATATCATTTTCTCCTTATGCTATACCAGTGGTTGAAGTATGGAGAGGAAGATTTAACTTCACGAGGAGTACAACTCCTGCAGAAGCATAATCTATTCCGGGAACATCTTTGATTCCAACAATACGGAAATTATCCGTTGTAGTAGTAGCACCAGCAGTAGAAACCGAAATTTCTCCACTTGAGATACCATTTGCTGTTTCAGAACCAAATCCAGTGCCTTCTGCATTCGAATGAATCAAAGCAGTTGCAGTTGCAAGATTAGTTAAACTTGCATCAGCTTGACACTCGTATACTTGATGAGGATCATCGTATACGAACACAGTTGCTTCTGTGCCTGACTTCAAAGAAGAAGTTCCGGGATAGTTTGGTGAGAAAGTCGGCGTACCGTCGAGTGCAGTATACTCACACCCTGCCATAACACCTAGAATCGCCACTGAACCACCGTCTGCCGCGCTTACATCCACAAGACCGTTAGAGAGAGGTATCACCATATCACCTTGAAAAATTGAAGATGATGAACCTGCTACACCCGCGATTTGTACTTTGTAAGGCGTCAAACCCATGGAATTAGCGTTTGACCCTAGTTTGTTATGAGGACGCAAACCAAAAGGCGAATCAGTGTTTGCCATGATTTTAGTCTCCTAACAATTATTCGGTATTATTACTACCGAAAGTTACACGAGATTGCCTATCAGGTTTACTAATAGGCATAGATGGATGCTGCTCCCGCATAAGATCATTATCAACCGCAGTCATTTGATCCCGCGTTGCATTGCGGAAATAAGTGTTGCGTTCATTTCTGGTCTCTTTTGGGAACCTTGCGAGTACTAGACCTCCCACACCAATCACGCCAGCATGTTTTCCATCCTGGACTGTAGGTGCTTCAAAATCAGGGTACTCATCAGCGCGAACTAATTCAAAGCCTTCGCGGAGGCGAGCAGACAGGTTTTTCTTATCATCGACACCCATGATTGACTCACGAATCCAACGATGAACAAATCCCTCTGGAGGATCTGGAGCGTCTAACTGAGACGGTGGTTGCCACGGTTTAGTGCGGCTGGCTTTTTCCCTAGACTGGGCAGTGCGTGGGCTTCTATCGGTCATACTGACATCCTCACGAATTTTGTAATGCGAGTAGTTGTTTCGCATACTGTTCATTAGTTATACCAAGTTTTTTCGCTATTGCAACTTGAGATTGACTTAACTTCACAGATTTTTTCCCAGAAGTTTTGCCACCCCTATTTGCTCCTGCAACCGCAGGACCAGAGCTTTTATTAGTTTTACTCTCAAATTTATGAGGAAAATCTCTCCTAATACGATTATCAAGTTCTCCATAATAATCATCACTTGTAGGATCGTAACCCTCTTCTTCCACAAGTTTTTTATGGATACTAAATGCAGTAAGCGTCATAGGCTCATCTGAGCCAAACCAAGAATTACGCTCTGCCCAAGCAGAGGCTTTAGGATCTGGCTGAGCAGGTGCTTGTTGTTGAGGTACTTGTTGTGGGGCTGCTTGAACTTGTTCAACTTGTTTAGCAATATGTTCTTTTTGTTTTTTGACATAAGCTAATCGTTCATTATCTTGTGCTAACTTAGCTAAAGCAGCTTGTGCCTCTACTTGTTTGTCAACGTCACCACGATCAATAGCTTCTTTTAATTTGTTACGTAAAGACTCTTCTTGATAAGTAACCCTTGTTTCAAACTCACTTACAAAAGAATCATCTAAAGCAGTGCTTTTTTGATTACTTTCTTGTAATTGTTTTTGAACAGCTTGAGCATACTCTGTAGCGGCTTTTTCACGCCTTTCAGCCTCACGCATTTTAGCTGTGAGCTTACTAATCCTTTTTTGAACACCCTCGCTATAATTTTCTAGCTCGTCTTCCGAGGAATCTGCAGTTTGCTCTTTAGGTTGATTTTCTTCAGTAACAACCTCTTCACTTTCTGCTTCGTTATCTTCTTCTACCTCTATTTCGAGGTTATCAGATTCTTCAAACAACTCTTCTTGTTTCTTCTCAGGCATGAATCACTCCATGGTTAAATGTGCAGAATATCTTCTGGATTATTGATTGTAGCTAAAATCTCATCGTCATTTAAAAGACGCACTTCACCACCATCAATTTTAAAACGACTCCCAGCATATCTGCCAAAAATCACCCAATCACCCTCTTTACACCACGGTTCCCAGTTTTTGCTAGGGTCTTCGGGGTTGCCAAATTTGTTAGGGTCTTGATAAGCAAGAGGTCCGATTTTAAGAACATACCCACAAACAGTAGCCAGAGCCTCACGCTCAATAGCTTGGTCAGGTAATAATATCCCACCTTCTGTTTGTTTTTTACCTTTAAAGGGTAGTATCAGTATACGCCAACCAGTAGGTTTTGGTAACTTTTCAAGAGAGGGTACTTCAGGGTCGGTTTGTTTTTCTTTTTCTTTTTGTTTAACAATGTAATCTGGGACGAGTAATGTCTTAGCCATCTGTTTTTGATACCTTATCTAGCAGGGTTTTTAAATCCTGTTCAGTTTGTGCAAGCTCTCCAAGTTTAGCTCGGAGTTCCTTGAAGGCAGCAAAATCAGCTACAGCACCATATAAAATGCTTTCTTGAACTGATTTTGACCGTTCGCGAATTATCTTAAGCATATTCTCGTAAATGTAAAGGTCATTCATTTTCTGATAACGCCCTCATACGTTCTACAAGTCTTCTGGCTCTATTTGGAACTTGAGTATACCAGCGAGAATCAACCATCTCATCTGCTGCGACGTTCCAATCACGAGCATCAACACCAGCCCTCATGCCTTTGAATTTACTCAGTCTAGGTCTGCCCATATTGAACATCATATTCGCAATAATATGTTGGCATTCTTCGGGCAGATCATCGAAATCATCATACAGCACTCGGCACTCCTCAACAGTGACAGCCATATCAAGAGCAAATAACTGTTTAACACGCTCTTGCTCAACAACAGTGCCAACAGTTTTGCCATGCTCTTCGTCAATTTCTGTAATGAGATGGCCTATACCACAAGTCGGAAGCCCAAGATGATCGAGATACACCTCGTACTTACAACCTTCATCTTCTGCGATCTCTTCGCGTAATTTATCTTTATTCATTTTTTACCTTTTTTCGCACTACCACCACGTTTCCTAGCAGTTCTAGCTGCTGCTTTGAAATCAGCAGCACTCGGTGCGCCTTTTTGTCCCGGTTTTCTCATAGGCTTGCCACTTTTTCTTCTTTTATGGATGTTTTCATACAAGCTCATTTTTTAAATCCTTTTATACCTCTAATTCCAAAACTAGCTCCTATTGAAGCATACATTGCCCATTGAAACCATTCTGGTGTTCTCGATAAAGCAGCAAATCCATTTTCAACATAGGGCTGGGTGTATGGTATAAAGCACATGGCTATTATGACGATAAATAGTATAGTCCACGCTTCATCTTTCCAGCTATTGTCACTAGACTGAGCCATAATTTTTTCCCAGCCAGCTTCGTGAGTGGCAGCTACTTTCATAACTTCTGCTTCAGCTTCTGCTTTAGCTTGAGCAACTCTACCTTTAGCTTTTGTTTGCTCTATTTTTGATTCCATAAAAGAACCAGCCAGATTAGCTATTGGACCTATAAGTGCTTGTATCATTGCTCAATAATCTCCATTATTTCGCCTGCCTCAATTTTTACCTTTAACTGTTTACATGCCCACCTTTTATCAA